ACTTTGGAACTAGAATGAGAATAGTTGGAAAGATTGAGAGCAATGAAGACCGTGGACAAACATCAAATGGTTCTTCTACATACTATGTTGTTAACGGTTCTACTCCAGATAAAAATATTAACATTGCGGGTGGTTCTGCAGGAATTGCGGTAATGTTAAATCCTACAACAAATGTTGGATACTATTTTGAAATAGCAGCCCTTGGATTAGGAAATCTATCAGAAACAGATAGACAAAGTGTAAGCAATGTTTTCTTTTATAAGGTAAAGTCTGATAACGGGAAAGCAGTTCCCGTAGGTCTATGGGATGGCCTTGCTCAGATTACGGTAGATGATGGAAGATTTACTGGTCAGTCAAGAATGTTTGCTGAAGAAAATCCGACGGTATACGATTTAGCAGTAGAGTACGAAGACATAGGAAAGACAAGAAGATTCTACTTATACATGAACGGCAGATTAATAAAGACAGTAGACGATAATGATCCTCTACCAGTATACTCTGACATAGCGCTATTTACAAGAGGATCTTCAAGAGCGATGTTTGAGAATGTTTATGCACTATGCAACAACTACTCTCAAAATACTTCCTTCTCTTTGGGTGCTCCAGTTAATTCTGTATTTGGAGATAATGAGGTTGATGCAAACGAATCATTTAGAAAATATGCAATTAGTGGTTTGATACAAAACACATATCTATCTGGTATTGGATCCTCAGAGCCTCCAAAGTATGACATATATTTTGAAGAGTTTGGAAGCATAATGAGAGAGGCAGCAGTATTTAATTTTAAATATGATAAAGCCTATCCAGCACTTACAGCAAAAATATCACCAACTTTTAATAAGATGAAGGGCTACGTAGTTTCTGGGTTTAGAGCGGGATCATATGGCGCAGAGTTTTTAATATTTAATGCAACAGACTCTGCATTAAGTTTAGACGAAACAAGCGGAAACTATCTAAGAATCCAGGGTGTTACATTTACTCAAGAATCTGACAACAACATAACAGTTGATGATTATTTTAATAAGAATAGCCTTACATCAAATCCACAGTTTATTGCAGATAAATTAATTTCAAACCCATTTAAATTTAAACAAGACTATCAAGACATCAAACTTAGTAGAATGACTTATGGTAAAAGAGATTTTTCTTTAGATACCCCATATATACAGTCACAGGATGAAGCCTCAAGTCTAATGAAGTGGATAATAGAAAAAACATCAAAGCCTAGAAAGTCTATTGGAGTTAAAATATTTGCAATACCAACAATACAACTTGGTGACATAGTTAGTTTAGATTATAAAGAAAATGCTATTGATATGGCAGCAAACTCTTCTAGCAGGTTTGTTGTTTATAACATTGAATTCTCAAGAGATTCTAGTGGACCAGATATGACATTATTTTTAAGTGAGGTTGTTTAATGACAAGCCCAACATCAGGAGATGCAGTTGCAGCACTGCCCAAAGCATTGCCAAAAGGAATTGATGATTCAGTAAAGATAGCAACTCCAGATTTAATTTTATTTAATGAAGACGTAATGTCTATTGACATAATGACAGACTTAATCTTTGAAGATATTGGTGGCTATGAACTTGCAACTATATCTAGGCATGACTTGGTAAATGGGCAAAAGGTAGTATACTCTCCAATTAAAAATTTAACAGACCTATATTTACAGTATAATCCTAACAATGTTTTAAGATTACAAGAATCAGACTCTTACTTTAAGTCTTTATCTTTGTCTATCTTTGACCACCTACCAGTCTGTGGAACTGGTTACGACATATCTCCCCCAGAAAGCAATCCAGATGAAAAAGACAAGACTAAATGGAAAAAAACACCAAATTGTAAATCGGTTTACATAGATCCAATAAGCGGCGACCTGATTATTAATCTAATTAATGTTAAAGAGGGCGAGCAAGCAGAGGTTCAAATTTTAACTAGTGGAGATACTTTTAGTGATACAATACATAGTATATGATATGGGAGTAATTAATGATAACTAATATAGGTAAAAATCTTTTAGCCAAGTATCTTGTGGGGCAGACGCAATCATATGCCTCTCACATTGCTGTAGGCTGTGGGCCCACTCCAGTGTCTTCTGACGGGGGTAATTTCGGTAACTATAGCCTAAAACAATCTCTAGATTTTGAGATGTTTAGAGTTCCTATTATTTCTAGAGGATTTGTAAATGAAGACGGTATAGATAAAATAGTTCTAACCGCAGAATTGCCAACAGAAGAAAGATATGAGATTACAGAAGTAGGAGTATTCTCGGCAGCATCAAACCCAGTTGCTGGATCATATGATAGTAGAAATATCTATTCTTTTGCAGACACAGACAATTGGCTATATCAGCCAGTTGGTTCTGCTGCAGTTCAAATAGAATCAGTTTATACACCTTTAGATGGAGAGTCTGATAACGGAATAATAAATCAAACTGCTACTGTTTTTCAAACAAATGCAGACAACAGAATATTTACACAGACAGACAGACTTGCAAGAAATGAAAGATGCAGATTTTTAAATAATATAATTGCCATTGTAGGAAATAGTTCTACTCTAACAACCAATTCTCTTGGAAAGATACAGGTTGGAGCAGACTCTAAATATATTAGGCTAAATGAAACATCTGTAGATTTTACAAAAAACAGTCCTTTAGATGAACTAAGGTTTGCATTTTCTGTTGTAAACAAGGTTGCTAACTCAAATACTGTCCCAGATAATGTTAAGATATTATTAGAGTTTGCTCACTCAGGTCCAAACGCAAGCCAAGAGTATGCAAGGTTTGAGGTAAACATTGATGATCAGTCATATATTGCTGGAACTGCTACAGACAAAAGAAATCTGGCCACAAACAGATATCTAGTTTCTACAAAATCACTTAAAGATTTAAACAAAACAGATAACTTTGATTGGAGAGAAGTTTCTGTGACAAGGATTTACGCATGTGTTACTGAAGCAGGATCTCCTTCTGACCTGTTTTATGTTTGCTTAGATGGTTTAAGGCTAGAAAACACAACCTCTACAAACTCTTTGTATGGTCTTACTGGCTACTCTGTAATTAAAAGTATAGGCTCAAAGCCAATTGTAAAGTCAGCAAATACAACAAACTATATTGAATTTAGATTTGCGTTGGATGTCGGGTAATGGCAGATAAAGGAATTAAGAACGTTGTTGTTAAAAAAGAATCACTTGGAAAAGTTACATCCTCTAACTCTAGAGTAGTAAGGTTTAGAATTGTTGCAGAAGACAAAAACAGAAAGTCTGCATACTCAAAAATATTTATCACTGGATCAGACGTTGTAGTATTTGGTGATGGTGACATGAATTTTGTTGGAAATACTGTGTTAATAAACTGGGTTGCTGGTGACTCATCAATACAAATACTTTATGATATTTTTGTAGGTTTTGGTGGAGCAACGCCATCTTATGTAGGTTCTACTGCATCAAAAAATTATTCTTTTTTAAAAAATGGAAATCAGTCTATAAGAGCAGTTGTTCAGGTTTCATCAATAAATCCAAGGCTAGAAGACGCATTAGAGGTATACGATTCTGGAATCGTGAGTCTGGTATAATTATACTATGGCAATTTTACCTGTTCCAGAGCGTGGACAACCACTAGACGTTACATATATTTATCAGATTGTTAAGGCTATCAATGATCTTTCTACACAGGTATCACCTTCAAACTACAAGTATGTAACAGTTGATACGCCAAATGCTGGTAAGCAAAGCGTGAAGGCTTCTGAAGCAAGAATTATTGGTGGATATGTTCAGGTAACTACTAGCACCACACAGACTGCTGGATCATCACAGCCATTCTCATATGACTTTCAAACTGAGTTTAAGTTTGCTCCAGTAGTTACAGCAACACCAGTAAACGTTGGAAATACAGATGCTGGTAAAGATGTAACAGTTACACTAAAAAGTGTTTCAACTTCAAAGGTTGAAGGCACTGTTAAATTTAATGCTGCAGGAGATACTAGTATTGGAATTAACCTAGTCATTATTGGAATACCAAATTAATGATTTCATGTGAAAAATGTAATGGAAGAATGTTTATAGATAGACAGTATACAGAGATAAACAATTTAGAGTTATACTGTATTCTTTGCGGGTCAAGAAAATTTTTTCATCCGCCTAATAATTCTCAGGAGGGCCGATGGCTACTAAAAAGGGAACAATTGAGAGCGAAAATTACAATGAGTCACCTGTAATACCAGGTAATAAAAAGGTTTGGTTTCTTAATGGAGATCTAGTTAGGGTTCACCACTACAATCATTCTAATGGAATTATGTCTGTTTATAATATAAATAAAGATCAAATTGAAAGTTGTTTAATTAGTGATTTTAAAAATAAAAGAGAACGGGCATACACTGTAGGACAGACTGCTGATTTAGTTAATCGTCATAAAAAATATATGCCGTCATTAATGAAGCGAGGAGTAATTCCATTTCCGACGGGATCGCAAAAGGGTGGTGCAAGAGGATTTCAGGTAAGATCATATTACTCAGAATCACAAGTAAGGGAGATTCGTGATATACTTGCTTCACACCATATTGGCAGACCAAGAAAAGATAAGTTAATTACAAATGATATTACGCCCAGCAAACAAGAGTTGACACGCAGAATGGGCGATGGTATACTTACATATAGGAAAACAGAAGATGGGAGATTTGTTCCAATCTGGAACGAGTCTATTTAACGAAGGGTATAAAATGCAAAACGAAGAGACAAAGGTATCCGTTACACTGGGTTACACACTTAATCTTGGCAACTTTCAATCACTAAGACTTGATCTTGGAGTTGTAGATGCAAGACGTAATGGAGAAACCCCAGATCAGGCTTTTGAGCGTGTATATAAGTTTGTTGAAGATAAACTTACAGAAAAGATTAAAGAGGCACAAGAAGAGGCTGCCGAAGCATAATGGCTGAACGCAAAGACCGTATGGCTTTGCTTTCAAGATACAGCAAGTATCATACCGCAAGGTACGAATCAAAGCCATCCCTTAACTTAAATGTAGAGCAGTGGGCTTCAGATGCCCTTGTAGAATCATATACTCTACCAGGATGCTACGATATACTTGAGTATTACTTTTCAGTTGCAGAGAATCCTTCGTGGAACTACTTTGCATACAATGCAGAAAAAATATTGCAGGCACAAAAAGATAAAGTTAAAGACAATGAAGAGAGAGCAGAGCGTAGACGAATGGCAAAGGAGTGGCTAAGTGAATAACACAGAGGCAAAAATACTTACCGCCGTTTTAAAAGATAAACAGATCCATGTTCTTCTTCAGGCAAATGTTGACAACCTTCTAAGAACCCACGGAGACATTTGGAACTTTGTAAGACTGTATTTTGAGAATAACTCAGTACTTCCTCCAGTAGAACTAGTTACTGAAAAGTTTAGAGACTTTGATCCAGTAGCAGGAGTCGGTGCAACAAAACATCACCTTGAAGAGTTACAGGGTGAGTACCTAACAGACAGCCTAAAGGATATCATTAGGTCTGCAGCATCAGAAATTCAAAATAACAATGGAACTGTTGCTCTTAATGATTTAATAACAAAGACCTCAGAACTAAAAAAGAATACTGCTGCGATTCGTGATATTGATGTAACAGATCTAGAGTCTGCGATTGCTTACTTTGAAAATGTAAAGAAGCAACAAGCCCTAGGTCATATTGGCATCAAGACTGGCTTGCCAGGATTTGATAACTATCTGCCATCTGGAATTATGTCAGGGCAGTTAGGAGTCTTCTTGGCATACCCAGGTATAGGAAAGTCCTGGTTAGCCTTGTACTTCGCTGTACAGGCTTGGAAACAGGGTCGTAGTCCGTTGGTTATCAGTCTTGAGATGAGTGAAACAGAAGTTCGTAACCGTGTGTTTACAATTATGGGAGAGGGCCGTTGGTCTCATAGAAAACTGAGCAACGGTGAAGTAGAATTAGATATGCTTAAAGATTGGCATGCAAAAAATCTTCAAGGAAAACCAGAGTTTCACATTATCTCTAATGATCAGGGTGGAGAGATCAACCCTTCAGTTCTTCGTGGAAAGATTGATCAGTACAAGCCTGATTTTGTAATTGTTGACTATTTACAACTGATGGCTCCTAATCAGAAGTCAGATAATGAAACGGTAAGAATGAAGAACCTTTCAAGAGAACTTAAACTAATGGCTATTGGCGAAGAGGTTCCTATTATTGCTATCTCATCTGCCACACCAGATGATGTCAATGACCTCTCTACGGTCCCTACGCTAGGTCAGACAGCATGGTCTAGACAGATTGCTTACGATGCTGACTGGGTACTTGCATTGGGCCGTGGGACAAATAGCGACATCATTGAATGTGCATTTAGAAAGAACCGTAATGGTTTTATGGGAGACTTCTTAGTTCAGTGTGACTTTGATAAAGGATATTATAGATATAAAGACTTTGAAGATAAGTAGTTATAATATGGTATGTCAAAAAAGAACGATATATCGAGTGAGTCATACCATCATAAGCCTATCAAAAGGTTTTATCTTGATGGAATAATTCATGACGATTCAATGATTGGAAGGCTCAAAGAAGAGTACGTTCGACTATTGATATCACAAATGAAACTTAGTGGTTATGTGCCAAGAATTGATCTTGACCCAGACTTCACTATAGGGTATAATGAATTAAAGAACTTTTTTGAATTTAAATTATCAGTGCAGGCAGTCTACGCAGGGAAAAGGAAGAGCGAATGGATAGCAGGAATAGACG